CGGCAACAAACACGGAGAAGACGGCTGGCGCGAAGCCTACCGAATGCATGGACTAGCGTTAGACGAGCCGCCCGAAAACAACATAGAAGTGCAAATACAAGGCGTCTGGTCACAGCTCAATCAGGGCAAGTTGATGTTCTTCCGCCGCGGAGCGCGGCAGACGATTGAAGACATGCAGCATTACTCGCGTAAGGTGGACGCCGACGGCAAAATCACTGATGTTATTGACGAAGACGCAAAATGGCATTTACTCGCCGGATTGCGCTACATAGTAAGCAAGCTCAGGCCGGCCAAAACAGAGAAAAGCCGCCGAGTCCTCACGTTCTAACCCCTGCATTTTATATTATGATTGACCCGCTCACATCCGCCCTGCTGACTGACGCCGCCGCGCAGATACTGGCACGCGAGAAAGACTACACGCTTTATACCGACTACTACGCTGGCAGGCAGCGTATTCGGTATGCGACCGAAAAATACCGCAATGCCTTTGCATACCTCTTTACTGCAATGAGCCTGAACCTGTCTAAAGGCGTTGTGAACGCCCCCGCAGACAGGTTGGAGATGATCGGCTTTTCTACCCAAAAAGGAACAGCCGCGCTCGCAGATAAGGCGTGGGAGATTTGGCAGGATAACCGCATGGACATCCGTGCGGGCGTGGTGCATAAAGCCGCCCTGCTATATGGCAATGCCTATGCCATTATATGGCCGGATAAGACCGGCCGGCCGGTTATCCACCCGAATACGAGTGACGGCATAGTCGTTGCCTACGACGCAGAAACGCCGGGACTGATTGCAAGCGCCGTTAAAATGTGGGCTATTCCAAGCGCCGACCCTGGTTCCAAAGCGTTCAAAGTCAGGGCGACGGTTTATCTCCCCGACCGGATTGAAAAGTATATTTCTGCCGCCGCAATGAACGGTATACCTGCCGGGCTTAGCGGCGCAGCTTTTGAGGAATACCGGGACGACCCCGCAGACGGCGGTAAATGGCCGCTCCCTAACCCCTGGGGCGTGGTTCCCGTCTTCCACTTTGCCAATGACGCGGATTCCAGCCTGGGGTACTCCGAGCTGCAGGACATTATCCCCTTGCAAGACGCGCTGAACAAAAGCGTCTATGACATGATGGTTGCAATGGAGTTTTCAGCGTTTGCCCAGCGGTGGGCAGTCGGACTGGAAGTTGAGATTGACGAAGTTACAGGCCGGCCTGTGCAGCCGTTTGAGCCGGGCGTTGACCGCGTTTGGGCTGTGGCGAATGAAAGTGTTAAGTTCGGCGAGTTTTCCCGCGCCGACCTGAAGCAGTTTTTAGAAGTCAAGCAAGATTTCAAGCTTGATATTGCCCAGGTGTCGGCAACTCCCCTGCATTACCTGGCGCTGATTAAAGACCCGCCCAGCGGCGAAGCGCTCAAAACGCTTGAAGCCCGCTTTGTCAAAAAGGTGCGCGACCGGCAGGCGTCGTTCGGCGCACAGTGGGAAGCCTTGATGGCGCTGGCGCTCCGCATGGCAAAGCTCGCCGGCCCTAACGTCCGGCTTACGGCGCGCTGGCAGGACGCAGCAACCAAAAGCGAGAAGATGGAGTGGGAAACCCTTATCCTCAAACAGACCGTCGGCGTGGACACGGCGACACTACTGGAAGAAGGCGGATACGGCAAAGCTGACGCCCAGCTCATGGCAGCGGCGCGTCAGCAGCAGGTGGCAGATCAACTCGCCCTGCAAAAAGCCGACCCCGAAGAAACCAAGCTGATGAATAAGACCTTATCTTTGGAGAAATAGGCAACAGGAGAATAAATCATGCCCGATATTAATGCAGCGTCTACCCCGGCGGTAGATGCTGCTACTTTGTCTGCCCTGGCGGCAGATGACCCGAGCGCGTCCGCTGCCCCGGTGGCAGGGGAAGCCGCAGATACTATCTCGTCGGAAGCCGCCCGCAAACTTAGGAGCGAGGCGCAAAGCCTGCGCGCCCGGCTTCGGGAGATGGAAAACACCCAGCTTACCGAAACCGAAAAGCTGAAGCGCGACCTGGCGGAAACCCAGCAAGAACGCGACTCACTAAAAACCGAGCGGCAGGCGCTTCGTGCGCAGGGCGCAGCTCGCGATGCCGGTGCAATCTACCCGGATCTGGTTGCAACAAAAATACCGGATGAGGCGCTGGGCAATGCCCGTGCGCTGAAGGCGGCGATTGACGATCTACGCGAAGCGTACCCTGACATGTTCCGCGCCCCTCACGGCAGCGGCGACGGTGCGGCAGGGCGACGTTCTGCCCCGGTGCAGGGCGATATGAACAAAGAGCTGCTGCGCGCATTCGGAAGATAACTCACCTTTTCCAAGCGCCTGCGGCCATTACTCAGAAAATACACACACGAAGGAACTGAAACAATATGGCTACGAATAACTTAATTTCCCGTACGGGCTCGCAGGCGCTTGTCCCCGAGCATATTTCGGACATGCTGCTGAAGGGGCTGTCCAACGAGTCGGTTGCGCTGCAAATGTTCAAGCATGTGCCCATGGGGACGTCCCAGACCCGTATGCCCGTCTTGTCTGCCCTGCCAACCGCATACTTCCTTTCCGGCGACACCGGGTTAAAGCAGACAACGGAAGTTGACTGGACTAACAAATACCTCAACGTTGAGGAAATTGCCTGTATTGTGCCAATTTCCGAGAACGTAATGGACGATATTGAAAGCGGGTACGACCTGTGGGCTGATGTAAACCCGCTGGTACAAGAGGCGTTTGCACGCACCTTAGACGCCGCGATTATTTTCGGGGTTAATATCCCGGCTTCCTGGCCTGCTGCCATTGTCCCCGGTGCGGTCGCTGCTGGGAACGTCGCTGTGCGCGGGACGAACTCGGCAGCAAGCGGCGGATTGTCCGGCGACATCTCCGATCTGCTGGCGCAGGTGGAGAATGACGGCTACGACGTGACCGGCATTATCGCAAACCGCTCCTACCGGGGCCGGCTGCGGCAGGTGCGTACCACGTTCGGGCAGGAGCTGCCCGAAGTGTCCACAACCAGCGCTTACGGCGTGGACATTAAGTACCCAATGCGCGGTCTATGGCCGACCGGTCTCAATGCAGCGGAGATGGTAGCCGGCGACTTTACGCAGGGCATTCTTGGCGTCCGCAAGGATTTTACTTACAAAACGCTGACCGAGGCCGTTATCCAGGATAACACCGGCGCGATTATTTACAACCTGGCGCAGCAGGACATGGTAGCAGTGCGATTTGTTATGCGGATTGCCTATCAGGTTGCGAACCTGCTGAATTACGACAACCCCAACGGCGGCACGCGGTATGCGTTCTCCGTTCTTAACTCCCCGTCGTCGTAAGGCAGAGGCGTTATTATGCGTAAGGCAGAGGCGTTATTATGGCGGATGACCTTTTGACCGAAGAAGTGCGCGCGGCAGGTTACAGGACGCAGTGTGCCTCCCGCGCCGCATTCCAAGCGTTTTTGCAGCAGTCTACGCGTGGCAGCCAGTCTGCTTACCACACGCTTTTCCTGCATCAGCAGGCGCTTCTCCCGCCGTTTAATCTCTCTGTAAGCAGTTACCCAAAAACCGAAAGCGAGAACGATAATAATGGACAATTCGGAGACCCTGAATGACCCGAATATAGCTGACCCGAACATAGCTGACCCGGCCCTGCCTGAACCCACGCCGGACGGCAGTGAGCAGCCACCCGCCCCGGCGCTGGAAACTGCCCCGGCGGTTTCTGGTTCCGAGCAAGTCCAAGCTACGGTAGACGCTGAAAACGAGGCGGGATACCAGGGCGAACGCCTTGACCCTACCCCGCTTCAGCATTACACACTCCCCGGTGTTTTGGCCGGGCTGCCCACGCCCGAAACGGATGCAGACCAGGCGGCCCTTGCCGGTGGAACCAAGTTCGTCGGAGCGGGCGAAACAACGACAGAAGGAACTAACTAAATGGCAAATCAAGCCCCTACAACCCGTAATTTGATAATTGAAATCCCGGCAGCGGCCGCGGCTGTGGATAACTCCCTGCCGATGGTAGACGTGCCGTTCCCGGCAACCATTACGGCAGTCAAATACACGCCCTCCGCTGCCATTACCGGCGCGGTAACCAACTCCCGCACCCTGTCCGTTGTCAACAAAGGCAGCGGCGGCGCTGGCACTGCTACCCCCGCGTCTTTGGCGCTTGTGGTAGGTGTGAACCCGGCTGCCGATATTGACCAGCCGCTGACGCTTTCCGGGACTGCTGCCAATTTGACAGTAGCCGCCGGCGATGTGCTGGTATTTAATTCCACCCACGTCGGAACAGGGATAGCCGACCCCGGCGGTATCCTGACCGTTGCGCTAAGCCGCAACGACGGCTGACTGAGCGCCCTGCCGGGAGAGTACCGCAAGTGCCTTACCCGGCAGGGCTGCCAGCCCCTTATTCGCGAACGCACGGCTTAAAATAATGACCCCCACTGATGTAATGATTGATATTATGGCACTGGCTGACGGGGCCGACGACCCAGCCTTGACGACTGCGCAGCAGGCGGCGATCCTGCGAAGGTCTGCACGGGCTGACACTGCGGGCCGCCCGCCTGCCGATAGCGCGTGGGTTCCGACCTACAACATCGCTGCGGGCGTGGCGCTGGCGTGGCAGCTCAAGGCAGGGAACGCCGCTGGCAGTGCAGATTATAACACGCTGACCCAAAACCATAAGGACAGCCAGATTTACGACCACTGTATGAAAATGGCGAAGGAGTGGAAGAAGCGGGCGAATTCCACTATCCCGGTCTACCCGCGCCGCCAAACCGCACCGGTTGACTACTACAACAATGTAGACCTCGTTCGGTGACTGCTGGGAGGCAACTTTTATGCTTGCGGTTCCGCTAACGTTAAAGCGCAGTGATGCTCGTTTGAGACGGGCCGCTCCGCAGGAGGTCTTGTTTGCGGGGGTAGTCTACGCGGCAGATACCAAGTCCGTTACGGCTGACGCCGCCGGGATTTCGTTTTTAGGCCGGTTGTCGCTAGGCTCCTATGCCCCGGCAGCTGACCCTCGCATGTTTCTGCTATCCGCCGCTTCCTTCGCGCCCTATACGTCCGTACCTGCCCCTTCGCGCGGTGCGCGGCTGCTATGGCATGGCAGCACGTACCAGGTAATTCAGTCCACGACTGAGGACGTTGCCGGGCAGCCTGCGGACATCCTAAACTATGCATGCCGCGTCCTCATGTCGGAGCAGGGCAGCGGGATTGTCCCGGTTTTTGACACGGAGCAAGTGCAGCTATGGCGGCCCGCCACTCTGCGAAGCGCGACGGATGCCACCAGCCTAAACGTCAAAGACGTGCCAGACACTGCGCAGGGCAGCATTACGGCCTTTTTTGTACCATTGGCAATGCAGGAAAAGCTTTCGCTGCTCGGAGCGATTGATACCCGCGTGGACTCAGTTTACACGAACAGTTTTTTGCAATTGGGCGACGTGCTGTATCGGCCTACCGCGAAAGAAGCGTGGGTAGTGATAGCGCCATCGGAAGTGCAGCCGGGGCCGGGACTCATTCGCGCCCAGGCCAAACATCAGACGGCCATTCCACCGCAAATCAAAGCCGCGAACCCGTAACAATATGCCATTCACCTTTTCAGTTTTGCCGGTTATTACCCGCGTTCGGGCGGCGGTCAAGGCTAGTTTCACCGCGCAGGGCGAAGCGCCGCTGGAACTGCCACTCACTACCACGGCGCGGCAGGTTGCAGAGGCAGGCGGAGACTTCCCGCTCACCTTAATCCAATGGGACGAAGTTGACGCGAGCGAAGACGACTGCCCGGTTAACTCTGTCCGGCTGGCGGCGGCAATCACGATCCACCATCTGCGAATGCCTGAGCCGGGAACGGGCAGCGGGGCGGAAACAGCCATCCTCCGCATGTCGGGTCTCGCGGCATTCATGCGTCAGGACTACCGGCTGGAGTCAGTCGCCGTGGCGGGCGATACATTTTCCATTGAGCGAGT